CCACAAAATATAAATAATGGGGCTGTGTTTAAAGAAAATTCTACATCTATAGATATGCTGAACATTATCTATTAGTTCGTGATATCTACGATGCAGAGTTATCAATATTATCGGTCTTTTGTAAGCCGATTGTGTGCATTGCATATACAGAAGCTTGTATCTTTCTTGTTACTTCTGATGTTGGTAAATTTCCAGTTTTTTCTAAGTATTTAGCCATGCAAGTCTTAAAGAAATCTTCTACTTCAAAAGGTATTTCTATTTTTTCTTTTAATGAATTATGAACAAAAGCTTTTGTTACTTTTTGATCTGGTTCAACTCTGCAAAGCAAAGCAAACTTTATATGTTCAAATTCATTTATTTGAGCAACAGAAAGATCCCTAAGAGTTTTCTTGTTAACACTTTTTAAATATGCGGGCTGTACAATTTCAGCTATAGTTTTTTGGGTTTGCTCTGCCCAATTAAGTCTATCTACAAAATCTGATGCCATGGCTGGTTTAATAGTTCTTCTCTTCCTTGGTAGCGTATCTGTCTTTCCTTGAGGTCTGCCTTGTCCAGATTCGCCCTTTGGTTGCTCTTCTGTATTTTTAGTTGGACTTGTTTGTATAGATAAACTTGCATTTGGATCTTTTATTCCAAAATATTCTGGAGATAACATACCTAATTGAGCAAATAACTTTTCAACACTTTCTTTGTGCTGTGGACTATGGAATGGTGAAGCTTTAGGAGGAAGCATATCTTGTTTTCTATAATCTCGTTCTCTGCGTAATCTAACGCTTTCTATTTCTGGTATAAGATTAAATCTTTCCTGAACAGCTTCTTCGCTAATAATATCTCTATCTGCAAGTTCTATTAACAATCTCTTTTCAGCAGCTTCGTCGGATAAAGTTTGATGATCAAAGACTATTTGGGCTGGTAATTTAAACCCCATAGCCATTTGAACAAGTTTAATTTCTCTTTCCCAAAATTCAGTTACAACATCTCTGCCGTACTGAAGTCTTTCAATTAAAGTTCTCAAACTAATGTAGTTATTTGAAAATCCAGAACCTACTGGCAATCCTGTTAATGAAGGAGGAATACCAAGTCCTGCATAAATAGAGTTTAAGATAGGTTTATATTTTTCTTCGCCTAAGAAATTTACTAAATCTGTTTTTGTTTCAACAACATCTATTTCTGGACCCCAAATAAGATCCATGCTGCCACCACCAACATTGTTCATAAGCATATCAGCAAGTCTGCTTATAGCTTCCTCAGTTGGTAAAATACGATGTTCTAACGAACCCAACTTCCAAAGTCTAATGTGACTGATAGCACCGTCTAATGCTGCTAAATCAGCAAGCTTCATTTTTTCTAACATTTGCAAATCTTTTAGCAAAGCATATAACATCGGCTTTGCCCAAACTTGCCAGTCATCTCTTTTATAATAGAGGGCAACCGTTTTATTAACATCTAGTGGCATTAAAAAACCGCCACGAACAGCATAATCATCCATTTGAGTTGGCAATGATTTTATAATTTCTTTTTCAATATCAGACTTGGGATTTTTTAACTTCCTTGAAAAATTTTCTGTAACCCTAATGCCAAAACGAAAAGCTCTTGGTCCAATAAATGGGGCAATTTCTTCGCCGTATACCTCAATAGAGGTTGGATTATAAATTGTATATTCCCAAGGTACTTCTGATTGTTTGGGTTTTTTAATAAAATTCTTTTTGGTTTCAGCTGCCATTCCTTTTTGAATAATATCTATTTCTTCTGGTTTTAAAATTGCTGTTGCTCTTTTAATAATTACATTTCCAGCACGATAAAGTAAATTAAGTATTCTTTCTGTTCTTTCGTTACCACGAATTTTTTTAAACCACTCTTTATAAAACTTTTCAATCTTTGGGTTTGGATGTACTAAATCTACTCCTTGACAAGCAAACTCACTCATCATATCTATGGTATTACGAACTATACCTATACGCTCATACGCTTGCATACAAGCAGTCATAATATCTTTGTCTTTTACTGGTATTTGTTCATTCGGTCTAAAAAAATCGTAATCCCTACGATCAAAACCTTCACGCACAGAAATATTTGGGGATTCAACATTTTTAAAACTGCTAGAAGCAACTGTCTTCTTTACGACATGACCTTGATTATTGCTTTTTGCTATAGCTTTTTCTTTAGATTCAAGGCTGTTTTCTTCCCAAGTAACAAAAAGATCTTTTTTTTCGCTCATGATAATCCTACTTATTAAATTGTAATTGGATCATAATTGAATTACACCATTATTCTTCGCCGGTTCTCCTAACTGCTTCTCCATAATTTCCAACTTTTTTAATACCTTGGTTAAACCATTCTGGAGCTATATACATAGACTTGTTTCCTTTTCTGCCAGATAAAGTATTAGAAAATCCACCCAAAGCTGTATATTCTTGTTGAGTTACAGTTCTTTGAATTTGTCTGGCCGTCATATTAGCCATTAGCAAAGATGAATATCTATCTTTTCTGGTTTTGCTTCCTCTAATTTGATCCTTAAAATCAGGAGTATCCCAGCGATCTCTACCACCACCAGTTAATGTATGCACTATACTGGCAAGTTCGTCTTTCAGTTCTTCTATTTCCATAACACAATCTTCTAGTGTGTCATATAGTTGTATATCTTTTCCTGCTGAATTGTCATATACAATACGCCCTTTATCTCTGTCATCTTCAAACGCTAAACCTAAAGAAACGCTATCAAAGAAAGGAAATAAAAGTACTTTATCTTCCATATCTTTGCGAAGTCCATGATTGGCTTCTACAACCCACTTTCCATCAGCAAAATTAACCATATTAAGAATGTGTTTTCCGGGTTTATCGTCAGAGTCTTTTCTTTTCTTAATGTCTGGATCTATAGTTCTCCAAAAAGCCACTTCTCCTGATTGGAGCTTTGAGTCATCGTGTAAAGCTTCTTCTACAGATATACCACCACCCTGACTATCTATAGCTATCTCTCTACATGGAAATAACTTAGCTAAATCCCTTATTTTTCTTGCACAATAAGAGTAGAAGTTTTGTTCCTTTGTTATGCCTCGTTTTAATTTTTCTCTATGTGCTGCCCTATTCGTTGTCCAGCAATAGACAATCCTTCTAGTATTTTGATGTAAAGCCAAAATAATAACGGAAAAGTTATCTCTTTCAGAAGCTGGATCTACAGCCATCACATGTTCTATTCCTGGCTCACCAACTAAAGAGGCAGAAAAATTAATATCTGACAATGGACCATCAGGTTTTCCTACAACGCATGACTCTATCAAACTACGCTTGAAAAATCCTTCTGAATCAGTTGCAAATGTCGCCCCATACTCAATCATGTAATTCGCTCTTGTACTTGTCGCTTTCGCTGATGATATCTGTTTTTGATCCATGAAACCAATTGGTAGTAACTCTACTGGTATTCTTATAATTGAGTAGTCACGCCAGTTAAAACCAGCAGGTATTGGTCCTTGGAAAAACTCTTCGAGCTTTTTTGTATCTCCGCCACTATTGATGATTGTGCGATAAGAGTTCCAGTTCTTATAGAAATGATTAAATGAATAGTAAGCTGTTCCTGAGATTATGTTTTGGTTTGCTCTTAAAGTTCTACTTTCTTCTTTTTCATTTTCTTCACTCCATAATCCAAGTTGTTTCATTAACCTAATTCTTGCTTGATCTTTAACAGATTGAGCAGGAGAAGCAGCTACTGATGAGAAGCCCCTAACAACATTCTGGTAAATTTCTTCTTTAATAGATGCGAATTCGTCAGCGATTGTATAGTTTGCTCTTTGACCACGGATCTTATCGCCATTACCTAAAGGAAGTGCAAATCCAACACTATCGCCAACGATCATGTCAAAACGATCTACTGATCTGCTTGGTCCTTGTTCACGATTGTTTTTGCCACGACCAGTTCCACATAAATCTCTATAGATATGTCCATTTACCCAAAGATTTTCCATGTATTCAAAAATAACTTTGGCCTGTCTAAATGCAGCACCAACGATTGCAATTTTACAACCTTGTGTAAATAAAAGTCGTAACATTGCATATAAACCTAAGATAAAAGACTTTCCACTACCACGACCAGCAATAAGCATAGGGAAGGGGCGATTCCAAAGCTCTTTCAAAATCAAATGCTGGAACGGCATAATTTCAATATCGAATAATAATTTACATGTAAAAGGAAAATAATCTGGATTACGCATGATTTTTAAAAGATGCACATGCGGATTCTCTTTGTCATAATGCGTCATCACATTGAAAGGATGAATAGTTCCGATTGGCAAATCTAAAAGAGACTCTATGTGCGAAATGTCCGCTCCGGGCCGAATGCCCTGAATTTCTTTTTCAGAAAGCATCCAAGCTTTATCAAGAACTTTCTTTAGTTTGTCCATAGTGCTCACATACTCTCTTGAATAAACTAGATGCAACTTCTTTTCCGTATTTTCCTGCAAGGATAATCTTGGTCTTATACTTTACTTCTATATCTAAAAGTGCTTTGACAATAAACTGCGGAGTTATTTTTATATACTTATACTTACTTGGCGGAATTTGTGTCGATTGTGGAAATTTGTAAATGTCTTCCATAGTAAATTCTAAAACTATAAATGGTAATTCAAATTCTTCAAGCCTTAATAACTCGTCGTGAAATCTTTGTTGCGTAATGTTGTTTGAAAACTCGCTAAGATCACCTTTGCGTTCTATGACAAATTTATTTTCAAAACCCTCTAATGAATAATCGCCGGTTTTTAGTGTAGCGATAGTCATTCCATCACAAGATGGACCTGGGTTAAACTCCCAACCAAGCTGTTCTCTAGTGTCTTTGATTACTTTATATTTTTTGCTGTTCATAAAGTTGATAGTCAGACATAACCATGTCTTTAACTAACTCTTCAAAGGTGAAGGTGGGTGTCCAACCAGTCACTTCCATGATCTTTGTAGGGTTTCCACGAAGGTGTTTTACTTCAGATGGTCTAAAAAGAGACTCATCTATATCAACATATTGCTTGTAGTTGTCAATTCCTGCAACAAGGCAAGCTTCTTCTAGAAAATCTTGAACGGAATGGGTGTTACCAGTAGCTACTACATAGTCGTCTGGCTTGTCTTGATCAACAATTAGCTTCATCGCCCTAACATAATCCTTTGCATGACCCCAATCTCTTTTAGCTTTTAGATTTCCAAGACTTAATTTAGGTAAATGAAGACCTCTTTCATAACAATACATGAACTTTGCTGCCCACAAACTGATTTTTCTGGTCACAAAGTTGTGTCCTCTGCGTGGACTCTCATGATTAAAGAGAATTCCGCAGCTTGCATGTATGTTATATGAGTTGCGATAGCAGTTTACGAAGTTGTGTGCTGCTACTTTTGCTACTGCATAAGGACTTTCTGGTACAAATGGAGTAGTTTCGTCTTGAGTTCCGTCTTCTTCGACCATATTTCCAAATTGTTCGGACGAACTAGCCTGATAAAACTTCGCCCAAGGAGTAATTTCCTTGAAAGCTTGCAAAACATTGAAGCAACCTAGTGCAACTGAGTCAAAAGTTAGCTTTGGTTGGTCAAAAGATATGCGAACATGTGATTGTGCAGCTAAATTGAAGACATAGTCGGGCTTTTCAGCAGACAAAATGCTCTCAATCGAGTGATAATCGGTCACATCGCCATAAACTAGACTAAAATCGGACGAATTCATCGCATTTCTTATGCGAGAAATGTTTTCAAACGATGTTCTTCGTGTAACACCTACTGTTTTGATGTTATTTTCAAGCAAATGCTCGGCTAAATACGATCCATCTTGTCCTGTTACGCCAAAAATTACTGCTTTCATGTGCTTTCCTTCTGTTCTTCCATAGTGTCAGCGTTCAAAATTGGCAAATCGGAGTTCCCATCCTCATAAACATGGGCAGATCCTAGTCTTTCCATCTCCTTAGATGACACATGCTTCATGATTTCCATGTGTCGCCCCATAAGTTCTCTGTTCTCTTCGTCTTGTAACTGCTTGATAATAGCTAAAAAGCTCTGTTTTGACGACTCAATTCTTGTAACTCTCTGCTCTCTAGTGGCTTTTAGGTCTTTTAGTAGTGCCTGATGCTTCTCTTCAAGCTTAATGAACTCACTAGATCGTGCTTGCTCTGCCTGTTTTGCTGCCTGAATCTGTGCTTCGAGCGATAAAACATACTCTCTGTCTTGTTCTGACATTGCAGAACGGTCTGGAAAAGTAGAAAGATAGTCATTTTGCATAGAGACAAGCCTAGCTATCTCTTGTGCTGCACTGTATTTTGCTTTCGCATTACGGTGCATCATAATTTCAAACTTTATAAGCAGAGAAATTTGAGTTTGTTCGGTCACTAACACATCATCTTTGAACTGAGCCATATACTGAGCGTACTTTTCTTCATAATAAAGCAACTCATTGGGCGAAAGTTCTTCTGTTAACTGCTGCCAAGTCTTTGTTCTCTTAATATCCTTAGCTATTTCAACTTCTTTTTCGTTTAAAGAAGCCAATCGGCGATCAGCCTTGAGCATTAGTTCGCTCTGTTTAATCACTCTCTTTACTTGAGCCTCGCTCTTATTTAATAGAGTAGCAATTTCTGTAACGCCCATGGTTTTGGACAAGTTAAGAATTTGCTCCTTGTCATCACTCGTTACTGTCGTCTTCCTCGCCATTAGTTCTCCACTCCGAAAGAATGTCTTTTATATAAATTTCTAATTGTTTTTTCTTGGCCTTACTTATAGAAACACCCGCCCTCAGTTGTAAATATACCTGTCTTAATTCTACTGGAAGTTTTTCGTCTATTAATTCTAACATTTCTTGAGTGGCGACATCATTAATAATATCGGAATCTCTTTCTATACTTTTGTCGCTAACGCTTGTGATATCACATGGTCGCATTAAGTTTTGCTTAGAGGAATTTCTTTTTTTCCAAGCTTTATATTTATCGCAGTACTCGCCATTTCCATGATCGCCCTCTTCATGACAAATTTTACAGGGCGGATCTGAGCGGTGAAATTTATCTCTTTTAAAATTAATCAGTCTGTTTTTTATATGTGAGTACAAGAAATTTTCTAGGGGGCGTTTGTTGTCGTAACGAGCCATAGCCTCCAAGCCAAATATTCTGGCTTCTTGCCTAATGTCATTTATATCGAAATAACCAAAGGAAAACCCTTGGCCTAAAATTGAAACTATCTTGTCTATTATTGTAATTACTTCATCTACATCAAATTTTTTAGTTTTCAGTTTTAATGTTTTCTTCGATGATTTTTTCGGCATCTTTTGGATCTGTTTCTGTTAGTTCGGCCTTTGTTTTTTCTGCCAGATCTTCTTGTGCTTTCGTACTTAATACAGTTATAATATTTTCATCTGTCATTAAAACCTCCTGAGATGTAATATGGCTAGAGTCAGTTGGACGGAATCAATGTTGAAATTCGTAAGAGAAAATCATCATAGCATGACTGACAATCAACTTGCTCTTGCTTTATCTTCTATTATAGGCGTTCGTGTGTCAAGTCATAGCGTCAGAAACATTAGAGAAGAAAAGGGTTATACAAAATGGAAAAGGTCTTCAACCAAAGATCACCCCACATCGTAGTAGTTGACAACTTCTACAAAGATCCAGACTCTATAGTTCGTTTAGCAGAAGAACAGGAGTATCAGCCACAGAGCAAATACTACAAGGGCGTTAGAACGGCGGAACGCTTTTTATTTCCATATGTAAGAGAAGAGTTTCAAAGACTTCTCAATTTGGAAATTACAGATTGGTTAAACCAGCCAATGAATGGCATTTTCCAGAAGACTAGTAAGGATGACCCTCTAGTGTGGCATAGTGATAGTCAAGACTATGCAGCTGCTATTTATCTAACTAAAGATGCTCCTGTAACTATGGGAACATCATTTTGGCAAGATACAAAGTTTGGGTGTAGAAGACCGCCTAGCCATCCACTTGAGAATAAGTCCGTTCAAGAGAGTGAAATCTACACAGAGTACAATCTTTTGCATAAAGACAATTGGCAGTTAGTTGATAAAGTAGGGGCGGTTTATAATCGACTAGCTCTTTGGGATGCAAAATTAATACATTCAGCTAGTGAGTATGGTTCAATGGATCGTTTAGTACAACTTTTCTTCTTTAGCGTCAAAAGATAGGGCGAACTATGAGAGCCTTTTGGCAATTCTGGGGAAGTTATTTTAGCAAAGAACAATGTGATGAGATTATTAACAAGGCGTTAACTATTCCGTCTATACAAGCAAGTACTTATGGGGCGGTTTCCGACCTCCGAAGTTCAAGAGTCAGGTGGATACATAGGGGCGATTTGAGTTGGAATTGGATGTTTACGCATATAGAGAACATATTTAGAAGGGCGAATGGAGCTTTTGGGTTTGATCTTAACTATTTTCACGAAATCCAGTTCACAGAATACGATTCAGCCTATGGTGGCCACTACGGTTGGCATGAAGACCTATTATGGGTTCCCAGAAACGATTCAGCAATTCAGCGTAAGCTCTCAATAGTCATACAGTTATCAGATCCAGCTGAATATACAGGGGGCGATCTTCAGTTTGATATGGCAGAAGAAAAGCCTGACGCTAATCATTTAAAGTTTCAAGGATCTGCTATTGTATTCCCTTCTTTTGTTAAGCATCGAGTAACACCTGTCGAAACTGGTCGTAGATACAGCCTTGTAACTTGGTACGAAGGACCGCCTTTCCGTTAAGGGGCAACCGAGGAAGTTTAGGTAGTACATTTTGTTGTGTGGGTGGGGATTATGTTTGAACCGCCCACCCCCCCGGGGCCGGGCCGGGTCGGTAAGCTGGGCAAGATAAATACCCTAGGCAAGCCGTCGCCGTAAAGCCTTATACAATAAGCACTTAAGAAAAATAAAAAAAACAAAAAAATTTTTATCGCCATAACCCCTTACGCCATAACAACTTAAAATTATTTTAAAAATATTTTATAAAAAAAGTATTTTTGCTATTGTTTTTTATTTTATTGGACGATATACTAATTACATAAGCAATGCACTTCGCAATGCTAACAGTAGTGAAAAGGAATTAGAATTATGACCACTTCAATCGACTATGCAAAGATTACTGAAAAGCTTGTTTCCGCACTTGGCAAGAAAATACGCAACTATGCGGACTGCCAAGACATAGCTCAAAATATCCTAGTGTATGCTTTGCAAAGTTATAACCCTGCTATGGGATCGGCTTTTGAAACGCACTGCTTTACTGTTATGCGTGGCAAGTCCATTGATTTCCTGAGAAGTAAATCCCGCAAGGGTAATCTGGTAAGCTGGGATATCCTTGAAGCTAATGACAATAATTCAGAAAAAACACTAGCACAAGGTATAGAAATTGCCGAAAAAACCTCCAAGTATAACCTATTGGAGATTGCAGAAGAATACTGCAACGAACAAGAATATTTTATCATCCAACGCAAGCTTGAAGGCTTCGATGGATATGAAATAGCCAATATGCTAGGGGTTAGCCCAGGATATGTTAGTCAACAATTGTCAAGAGCAATAGAGAAAATGAAGGGGGGGTTCTAGGCCGAAATCGCCGATAGGCGATCTATCCGTTAGGCGGGTACTGATGAGGCCAGGAGTCCTTAATAGAAAAGGGAATTGACTATGTTGGAAAGTACTGAGAATGTAGCAACCATGGAATGCACAACTTGCGGGTTGACCATATCGGTAGAACGGTTGACCATGCGGGTCATATCTGAGAATGAAGTGCACCCCACATGCTGTATGTGCATGAGGGAATTGGAAGAATCTGAAACCCCATTGGGGGTTTAATCTAAAGGGTTTTAACCTAACCTGCCAGTCTTACCCAACCTGGCCGGACCAGCCTCGGTACGCACATAGGTAATTGTATTACTTGTACTATGCCCGCAAAAATTGGATATCTTTATCTTATTATCCAAATATCTTTTTAAAAATATTTTATTTTTATTGTAAATAAATCTGCAAGCGTAGCGAATAAGATTATATAAGAGAGAAGGGAATAAACAAAAGGAGAATAAAATGGAAATTACTTGCTTGTGCGGAATTGATAATGAGGGAAATATAAACGATGGAATTATCTGCCATATGTGCGAAGGTCAACTGGCAGGGATGATAGAAAAATGGAATATCGAACAAGCCCTAATGGAAGAATATGAAAATAATTTAGAAAAGTTCTAAATATTTTCTGGTACAGGACGAATAAGTATAAAAGGAGATAAAGATGAACGATTTTGATTTTTGTGATTCTTATGACTACTCAGCATATGTAGAAGCCTTTGAGCAAGGCGTGGATGATGTGGATTTCCCCGATGATATAGGGGAAGACATGTCCGAATATGAGGGGGATCTAACCCCAGGCGAAGGGGATTATTCGGATATCTTCGACCCAGGTGATGAGATAGTCGATGATGATGGTGATTATTCGGATTGCGAATAACGCCAAGGTTTCCCAGTATATCCATAAAACTGGGGGGCAAATAGTCAACTATATTTTTACAGAAAGGAAACGACTATGTTTACGATTACTGCCGGATGTTTTAATCAGCCATGTGACCTCCAAGAGCAAATTGGGAAGTCTATTGTTATAGCTGACTACGCAAGCCCTGATGAGGCTGGCAAACAAGTTGCCAAACGAATAGGTAAAATAGTAGCGTTTAGGCGGTTTTGGCCTAAATATGTAGAGAAGGATGGTAAATGCAGAATGACTAACCTGATAACGGTTGAATATCAAAGCGATAATCATTATGCAGAGAAAACCATCTCTTCCTATCATCTAGGTAAGATTAGATCTGGGGTTATCTTGCCAGTATAAACAAAAAAGTTTTTCCTGTTTTTTCCTAAATAAAAGCAGGGGGCAAGCGAATAAGAGTATATAACGCTAGGGCACTTGCTGATACAAGAGGGCCACTTCCTTGGTGAAAATGGGCTTATCAGAGTCTAAGTAACCTTAAGAGGATGGGATAGTTCGAGACTATCTGGCGTAACCATATAATGATAGGTATGTTTGGTGTTTAGGTGCAATCCTCCGTGAGATACGGCAAAACGAAAAACACCGTTTTTAAACCTGTTAGTGGGGATGTCTTATCCCTGCTAACCCTACCGAAATTGGATATCTTTATCTAATTATATTCTTTTAAAATTTTTTTATTTTGTTGTAAATAATTTTACCCTGCCAGCGAATAAGATTATATAAGCTTGGTGGTAATGCTTAAACCATCTATGCGAATGAGTATAGAATGAGGGGAGCCTGGACTATAATTGGATAATCTTATCTTATTATATTATTTAAAATAATTTTATTTTTTTTGTAAATAAATCATAAGCACTAGCGAATAAGTATATATAAGAGATAACGATAACAACAAAAGGAGATTAAAATGAGCAACTACAATCCATTCGTTTGCAATTTTGAAAGAGAAGTTGAGATTGCAAAAGGGATGAGTAATCAAGGTTTAATTTCGGCAATCGCCGAATGTCTAGAATGTATTTCAATAGGCTGTAATACAGATAAATATGTGGATCAAGCCAAAGTGTATAGGCAAGAGTTGGCCAAAAGGGTAAGATAAAATAATTTTTTTATAAATATTTTAATCTTACAAGCGAATAAGTTAGTATAAAGGAGAATGATATGAAAATGGAATTGAATACTGTTGAGATTAATACTTCTAAGACTCAGAAGATGCCATGGGAAAGTTGGGATTTACCAGCTTGGATGTGCAAGACTGGTGCTAAGTTAGTAAAGGTAAAGGGTTCTATATGTGAAGGATGCTATGCATTAAAAGGACGATACATATTTGGAACGGTGAAGAATGCAAACTTAAAAAGATTTGATCAAATAAAAGATATAAATAACTTGGAAGATTGGAAAAATTCTTTCATAAGCTTATTCAAGTCTAAGCTAAAAAGACTTTCAGCAGAAAAAAGGTTTTTCAGATGGTTTACTAGTGGGGATTTGCAATCCGTAGATATGTTAGTAGCAATTGTAAATATTGCAAAAGCTATTCCAGAAATTCAATTCTGGTTGCCAACAAAAGAACATGGCATAATAAGGGAATACCAAGCCATACATGGTGAATTCCCTGCAAATCTTAATGTTCGTGTTTCAATGTTCATGGTCAATCAGGAACCAAGTAAGGGCTTAGGTTTACCTACCAGTACAGTAGTTAATTCCCCTGATGATATGAATGATAAACATCAGAACTTGTGCCCTGCTAGTCTTGAACAATTCAACGGCAAAGCCGAGGTTAATTGTGGAGATTGCAGGAAATGCTGGGATAAGAATGTAGATAATGTGGCATACATATACCACTAAGAATTCTGGAAATAATTTTCTTTGGGAAACGAATAAGTAAGTAAGAGGTCAATATGTTTAAGTTAAGATTTCACTTGGCGAACGGTCCACATAAATATAAGTGGCAACTAAAAGATAGTGAAGGAAATGTTACCTATGTAGATCCTGAAAGTGTTAACTTCACAATGAAAAATTGTAAGTTGCATAATAGCAAAAAGATAGCAGAAAGTATTTATTCAGGCAAAGAGAAGACCGTATGTTCTTGGATAGAATGCCAAGATATATCGATAAGGTTAAGTAGCGAAGAATTTCCTGACGAATTTTTTAATAACGAAGTAAGTTATAATCCAAGGTTGGCCCCCTTCTGGAGAAATGTAGAAGGAGAAAATATTGACGGTAAATTCTTTGAAGTGCTAGAGACAAAAGGAAGGAAGGTTTACGCATGAGTGTTGAAGAATGGTCAATCGCTGGTATGTTACTAGGTGCACTAATGATGAGCGGATCTTTACTTGTGCTAGGACTATCATGGGCAATTCAAAAGCTTGAAGAATACTGGGGGCCAATGTGATCTTTGAACAAACTATAGGTTACTTGATGTTTTTTCTTTGCGTAATGATCGCTAATTTTTTTCTTCTATTCTCAGGAGATAACTAAATGACATTAGCAGTAACGCTATTTACAGTTTATTTAGTTATTATGGCATTCATGGGGGCAAACAAATGAAAAATAAATTTTTGTATAAAAAGTGTATTCCGTATAGCATTGCAGTTGTTTCAATAAAAGAAGATAAGCTTGTCTTAATTAAAGATAAAAATATGGAAAAAGAATTAAATGAAATAAATGAAGAATTTGAATCTGATGAAATAGAATATAATGAATTCATTAAACAAACAAACGAATGCTTAGATCATTATTTTAGCTTGTATTATGCAAGCTAGACTTGCCAAATTAGATATCTTTATCCAAATATAATTTTAAAAATTTTGTAAATAATTTTTTATATATAGCGAATAAGAATACAGAGGGTAAACCCGCCATGGGAAACTATGGGATGGGCAGAGCCTGGACTATAATTAGATAACTTTATCCGATTATCTTTTTATAAAATTTTTATTTTTTTTGTAAATAAATTATAACTAATCACGAATAAGATTATATAAGAGGAAACAACTAAAACGAAAGGAAAAGAAGATGGAACTTGTAAGGGAAATCAAAGATTGGGCTTTGGATAATTATGATGCTGGCGGTCATTGGATTGTTGAAACTTTTTCCGATGAGGAGATTGCCGAACAGTTCAAGACATTGAACGAAGCTAAAAAGTATTGTGGTTTAATACAAGATAGGCACGAAGATATCTGCAACGCATAAGGAGAATGAAATGGATTTTGTACTTGAGAATGTAGGCAAGATGGTAAAATTTTGGAACTTAATGCCAGAAACCTACCAAGGTTTTGGCTATGAAGTTGAAGGAGATTGGGATTACGATGCTGAAAAATTTCAGCCAAAGTGGTTTCAGTTGTATGACGAAGAACAGGTTTTGAGGTTAGGTTATTGTCCTCCCGACCTTTTGCAATATGTCGAAAGGGCTTGCAAAGAAATTGCTGCTGACCTTGAAGCGAAAGGTTTAATAGGTGATACATTAATCGAAGAAGACGAATACACATATGAGGATTATTTAGCTGACAAGGCAGACAAAGAATATTACGAAAGGAACTAATCATGTTTAAGTTTGTAGAAAAGCTATTTGGTTTTGATAGTGGTCGAATTGAGTATCTTGAATCGAAATGTTTGGAACAATCGGAGCTAATTAAAAACCTTGCAGAAGGATTTAAAGAACAAACATTGTTATTGCAAAAGATAAGTGAACGAAAGCAAGATATTGACTATGACAGAATTGATATAGATTACTACGATTTGGCAAACAAGATTAATTTAAAAGCCGTAGCTAGTGGAGTAGGTCTTAAATATCTAGCAGAAGAAATTGATCTTGGCGAATTAGCCAACAATATCAGCCTAGATGATTTAAGTAGTTATTTCAATGTGGATGAAGTAGCAGCTAACTTAGACTTAAATGAGGATGATTTTGTAGATACTATTGCAGAAAAAGTTTTGGAAAAACTTGTAAATAAATATAGGGCGAAAGCCGAATAAGTATATAGAAAGGAGATGGTCATGATTAAGTTTACTCTGACAACTAAACAATTTGAACGCAGAGGCGTTATGGCAAGAGGAAGCTCACGCTTTAAGGACGAAAGAAAAAATCCTAAAGGCGGTAGAAGTGGCGACAAAGTTAGATTTAAGAAGGGAGAATACTAAAATGGATGTTGATGTAACACTAAGTTTGGTTGAAATAAAACAAATTGTAGAATCTTTGAGATACGAAGTTAGGGTAAGCAATTACATGAGAAAACATCGTAGTGAATACGCAAACCATCTTATTGAACTATCCAATAGGTTGGAAAAAATAATGATCTATCATGCAAGGAAGGATGATAAAGTTAGATGCGAACAACCTTAGTCAAGGTTAATGTAGAGTTTATCTTGCCAGCATATCTAAGAACTAAAGAAGAAGTGGCAAGCTATATCAACACACATCTTAAGAACAACAACAATCTTAAGTATGTAATGCTTATCGAAGGCGATGTAGAAGATTTTAACATTCAAGCAGAAAGGTTTTAACTATGATTGATTTTCTTTGCTCAATGTATTTTGCTTTGGAGTTTTACCAAATGGAAGTAATCTTTAACTTGTTCGGTGATAGGATTTTGCTTTAGACTTCTTAGAGGAATATTTCCTCTGCTAAAGATTTTATCAACCCGCCCAAAATCCTGTCAAGAAAAATCCGTAAGGATTTGCAAAATAGATGAACTTTTATGAAACTTGGTTTGCTACTTTCCCAAGGGGCAAAAAAAGTAGCACTTTTAATAATGTGCTGACAGTAAGCACTTTGTTTTCATTTATTGATATAAACTCTTTGGGTTCAATGACTTATGTTTATTTTTTAAATTCTTCTTGTAAGGAATACTGGTATGTTTTCCTTACAAATATAGTGGGTAGGCTTGTCCTACCCCTTCTAAATTGACCGAAATTGGATATCTTTATCTAATTGTAATTTTAAAAAATTTTTGTAAATAATTTTTATTAGCTGACGAATAAGTATATATAGAGAGGAGTAACTATTAAAATTTGAGTTATGAGTGGGAGTTCCTGCTTTCCAAAAGGAGAGGATGAGGGGAGCCTGGAAACTAATTAGATATGTTTATCTTATTATCTATTTAAGAATTTTTTTATTTTTATATAAATAAATCTGTATGGCCAACGAATAAGATTATGTAAGAGGAAAGGAAAAGAAAATGAAATATGAAATAACAAGAGAATTCATCGGTGGTTTATTGAATGGGTTAATCATTACCCAAACCATGAATAGTGATTGTGGTTATTATGTTGGGCAAGTTGTGAAAAATCCATATGGTAACACTTCTCCATATAAAATTTTGGAAATTAGGAAATATTCTCCAATGGTCGGCGAATAAGTCTATATAGAAGAAAGGAAAGTAAAATGGAAGTTAATGTAAGGGATTCAAGAAGCGTTGCAATTGGGGTCAAATATATTGGCCCAACCAATACAAGAGGTGCAAAGGTTAAAGCCTTTGTAAGATCGGCGACAAGGATGATACATAAAATTGAAATGCCTTGGGATCATGAATTCGATAATTCTGTAAATTACTGCAATGCAGCAAAAAAATTGGTAGAAAAGATGCATTGGAGTGGAAATTTGGTCGGCGGTTGGTTAGGCGATCAATATGTGTGCGTATTCGAAAAGTGGAATTAATTTTGGAAATATTTGCCAATGGTTGGCGAATAAGTATATGTAAGGTTGAGAGTTTTAATTTATAGGGCTGAAAGCCCAAGAAAGGTTTGGTCATCATGTCTAATGGTAGCATCGGTATTCGTTCTGTGCGTGGTTTTTCCGGTTCGGCTTATGCTGGTGTAATCGAAAGATTCAACAATCGTAAGGATCATTATCATGACAGTCTTTGCACTGTTGCCGGTGAATCCGCTAGGGTTCGTCCAGTTGTAGTCGATGGTAAGTTCCAGCTTCTGGATAAGAAGAACGAAAAGTTCTATACTCCAACAAAACACGCTCTTAGTCAATTCGCTCAGAAGACTAAGTGGGGTTCTTATACAATCAATAAGTTGGCAGAGTCTAAAGATGTACGCCATCACAATATATTGCGTGACCTTCTTGATATTTCTTTCCAAGAGTTCGGAGGAGAATATCTCTTTAGGTTCAACGATCAGGATGATACCTGTCGGGCGTTTTTGAGTGATCGTTACGCAATCATTAATAATGGATGGGTATTGGATGAAGTCCAGAAGTTCCTACCAGCTGAATGCAAAGATGCGGTAGCTATGGATAAGTCCGGCGAAGACTTTATCAACTTCATGGTAGTGCTACCAAGTAGCCTTAAGTCTTCCGATGATAGCGACTATCAAGGTTTGATCAAGGTTAAGAACTCTGAGATTGGCACTCATCGCCTTGATGTTACTGCCGGTGTCTTCCGCACTATTTGTTCTAATGGTGCAATCGGTTGGGTTAAGCATAACGATGTAAGTGTAGTCCATCGTGGTAAGGTAGACTTCGAGCTTTTGGCTAATCATATTCAGTCGGCTATTAGCTCACATATTCAGGCTATGCCTACCATGATTGAAAAGCTTTTAGGTACTAAGCAAATGGGTTGGGATGGATCAATGACCCCCCTGTTTGCCTCTGTCGCTCAAACCTATAAGTTGAGCAAGAACGAAGTGGAGTCCGTTCATACGGCATGGGGTGTAGAACGCAATGAGACTCCTCAATATGCCAAGACCCTGTTCGGCGTGGTTAATAGCCTAACAAGGGGTAGTCAACGGATGGTTGAGTCTTCTTGGGAAAAGCTTAACGACATTGGTGGTGAGTTGGCCAATTACGATGAAAGTGATTGGACTGGCCTTAAAGCCAAGGCTAGGGCAATGACCTCCAAGGATGTTGAGAATGTCTTGGGCAAGGAACTATCCTTCGCCTAAGATAACCCAAGGGGATGTAGACCAACAGGCAGAGTCAAAGGACTTAAAATCCTTCCAGTATGGGTTCGACTCCCATCATCCCTAATCCCCGCCTTACCTTTCGGGCGGGTTCCCCCATCCAGCTTGTTTCGTTTCCTTTCAGGCTGGATGCCGTCTAGGGGTGGCCTTGACCTCTCCATCCCTAGACATTCTTATAAATATTTTTACCTCTGTATCGAATAAGATTATATAGAGGTAACCTGCTTGTCTTAGCAATGATAAGCGGGTCGCTGGGGTATTTTACCCATATTATCTAAGTCTATATAGGCGTACCTCATCCCCAATTCCCCTTATGGAAGGCCAAGTGGGCGGGTTTTCAGCGATTCCCTCACGCTCCTGTATATACTTATTCGTTATAGAAGCGGAAATATTTTTTTAATTTTATTTAAAATATTTTTGGTTGGTGAGCGAATAAGACTATATAAAGGAGAAAGCAAATGAAGACATATCCAAAAGAGAAAGTTATAGGCCAATTCAAGGTAAAAGCCGTGGATGGATGCATAGTTAAGCCTGAGAAATGGCCTTTTGGAAGGCTTTTGATGCCATCTAGCTGGGAACCGGCAGGGCATTACCTACAAAGAGGGTGGGGAGAACATGAAGGTAGCATAGCAGTTAATGTATATATAACAGGTAGAACCATAAAGTATAACTTTAAACATGGTCACCATATAGCTATCCTTTTAGAATTTGTCGGGGATTGTGAACCAAGTACCTACACTTACGGAATCCTAGAAGTAAGATTAAACAACGGAAGCATGGAGAGAATTGATGTAAGTCCTTGAGATATAAGGGTTTAAAAAATTTTAGAATTTTTATATTATGTGCGACCCAATTATATTGGAATATGCCCATAATACCCCCTTAAACCCTAGTCCTCTCTCCTCTGTATGGTATGTACTTACATATACCTTATATATAAAGGAGTTATGTCAAATGCTTATATTAAGAGGAGTGTTAAAAAGTGGAGAAAAGTGGTGAAAAAGCCCAAAGAAAACCCCTCAAATAATACATCGAACAAAGTAAATAATTCACCCTCATAAGCGAATAAGTATATAAGGAGATAGATATGAAGGATGATTTAAAGCATAGATGTGAAGACCTATATATAGTCGAAGGGGCATCTGCTGTTTTTGACTATTGCCAGTCTATTGACCATAAAGACTATGGGGATTGTGACCAATGCCAGACTTATGTTCCTATATATAAAGATTGTTGTCTTCTTTGCGGAACAGAATTAAAAAGAGTAAACAAAACTGTATAGATAACGAATAAGTATATAAGAGAAGTTATACATAAGGAGATTAGACATGGCTTTTACTTGGAGTGCTTCAGAGTGTGATGAGAACAATATTAAAAATGTTCATAATACAGATCAGGATAGAATAGCTTGGGCTTGTTTAGATATTGGCCTGAGTGGTATTACCCTTAAGAACTATAAAGAGTTCTACAGAAGAATGAGGCTTAGGGGCGAACTGTTCAATATCTATAAGGAGTTGACGCTAAATCACATATTTAACTGTATAGGTTTGGTCACATCTGCTGCTGATTTAAGCAAGTCTGATTTTCACAAGAAGACTATAGAGCTATTTAACTATCAGGTGGAAAGAGAAATAGCTTGTGGCCGTATCCCATAGTGTTTTTGAATTGATATAACTTGTTATTTGATAAGGAGTTATGGAAATGGTTACAAACAACACCAATACACATAGATACTTTGCCGAAGTCTTCTTCCGTTCTAAGAAGGGAAACCCCTGTGCATATCATCTGTATATGGATGGTAAAGATGAGGAGGAAGTATATGGGAATATAGTAGGGAAGGTAAAGAGACTTAAGTATTTTGACAGAGTAGATAGAGTGGACATAGTAAAAATGCAACCCCTTGATAAATAAGGACTTATATCAAATGAATAATGCACAATTCGACAATGATATTCCCCCAATGATCTTTGAATTTAGGTTCACTTCCTACAACAAACAAGGTCAAGCTTATGAATCCAATAGGATGGTCAAGGCTTGTGGTATAGATCATGCAGTAGAGAAATTTAACGAGGAATTTACAGATTGGGGAGAAGAAGTACCAAAGTGGGATTTAATGAACATTATGGCTATTGAAAGTAAATAAATAGCTGTTAGGGCGAATATGTAAATATAAGGATGTAGCAAACATAAGGAGGGTCAAACAATGGATGATTTCAAATATTACATTGGTGAAATTCTAGAGATTAATTGTGGTTTTGAATACGAAACAAAGTACATATTTAAAATATATGAAGATGAATCTACAGATGAACATACAGATAGAGTAGCAATGAATTGGAGGGGCGGTAGCAAGCATGATTGGGATGTAAATGAGGGCTGTTATAGATGTAGTCATACATTTATCTTTGATTCTGGATGTAAGGAAATAAGCAAAGAAGAATTCGATGTACTATCTGAACATCTTGCCATTGTATAGAAAGGCAAATCATGGATAAGTCTAAAAAAGAACTAATACATACTGTAATTAAACAGATAGTCGATGATACAAAACATAACTATTATGAGGGTATAACAGCATTACTTAACCATATAGATACATACAAGCTTATAGCTTTTTTACCAGAAGAAATGCATGAGAAATGGAGGGGCGATGACTTTTAAAAATTTTAGAGAAGAACTTGTACACGAAGTATTCGACATGGTTTTAAACCATATAGATAATGATGACTATTCAGTCATATGGAAGATATTAGATCGTATGGACATATATGAGCTAGTGGCTTTATTGCCTAAAGAACAGCGTGAGAAGTGGGATAGTTCTATTGTATAAAGGAGTAAACAATGTCTTTGAATTTAAGACAACAAGTGACATACGACATATGGAACAAAGTATTTTCAAATGTAGGTAATGAACACTACCAAACCATATGCAACATACTGGATAAACTAGATATCTTTGACCTGTTAGGCATCTTGCCCAAAGAACATCGTAAGAAGTTTGAAGGTTATGTTATTAATTCAGATGTAATGGAGAAATAACATGGAAAGACAAGAAAAAATCAACATTTTGATGGCCCATGACATTATGCAAATTAGAGAAGATATAGAAAATGGAGATTATGAGCTTGTTTGTTCTATTCTACAGGGAGAAGGATGGGAGCAATACAATAAGCTTACAGACTACCAAATAGATGGTGAACTTGAGGACAGATTTGTTTATGTCAATTTAAATGACAAGATTATTGATTTGGCTAATAGATTAAACGGCAAGCCTATCAAGTTAGAAACATAATACCGCCACTTATTAAAATATGGAGGTATTTTGACGAATATATAAATATAAGAAGGAGGACAGACATGAAGTTAGATATTAAAAATATGTGCGTAGTATCTGGAAAAAACAAATATCAAATTTCTTTTGATGATATAAACATCGGCGATCAAGTATACAACCCATTATCAGATGTTCTAATTCATATAGATGAAGATGATGACATTGAATATGTAAATAATAATTATTTTAAAATCTGTTAATATTTTTTAGTAAACTGCGAATAAATATATAGGACAGGAGAATACCATGACTAATGAACAAATTGAAACCCGATTGACCACTCTAGAAAAGATGATGGCTACCGCTAACCCAAAAGATTTACCAGCGTTAAATGCTAGTTATCAAAAGCTTATGGAAAAACTTGCGGATTCAGATGCCTCAGTTGCCTTCATAAAGGGAAAATAACATGAAGATTAAAGTATCAGATCGGGCGATGTATGGATATATACCTACAGAAAATCCAGATGTATTTAATAGAAAAAGCGTAGTATTTATAAAGGGCAAAGGTTATTACTTCCAAGAAATTTTAGTAAAGATCATTAAACAAACATTGGACGGCATAGTATATGAAATAGAAGAATCAGCACCATATAACAATGTAATAACTATTAACTTGGAAAACCCAAGAAGGTTTAGCAAGAAAAGGTTAGGCGAACTTTTTGACATTCATGTTAAATGGATTAAATAAGGGAGTTAATCAATGAAGGAAATTAAATATACCTATGTAGTTGTAACAACTACTGTTTGTATATCTAGCTATGAAGACGATCAAGAAAATTCTATTCGTGGACTTAAACCAGATTTTGTTTCTACAGTTGGTGATTGTTTGGAAGAACTTATGGAGTTTTTGATTTCTTTAGAAAAACAAGTGTGTACAAAGTAAAGGAGTTAATAATGAATCGGCTAAAAGAAAAGTTTGCATCGTCTAAAGTAAAACTTACCAAGCAAGAGACAAGAATATTATCTCTCCTGCTGTACTACTGTAATAGCCGTATAGGCGATGTTTATGAGACATTTGAGGATAAGATCAGAGAAGAAGACATAGCTGTAATAGCGAAAAAATTAGGGGCAGAAATACCAAAATAACTGAAAGGAAAGATAATGTATGTATATGAGCTAATAGAAAAACTCAAAAAATATCCACAAGATATGTATTTGGAATTTAATGGGGCATATGTCTTTGGTTATATCAAAGATGAGGTAATAAACATATGTTACAACCATGATGATAAAGGATGGATTTCTCCAGAAGAAATAAGCGAAAAAATAAAATAAAAAAATTTTGTAAATAAAAAGTGGTTACTTACGAATAAGTATATAGAGAAGGCAATAACACTATTCAAAGGAGGTTGGTCATGGGTTTGGATAACTACTGGAAAGATCAGCATGGCAAAGAAGGATATGTAGAAGGATATTTTCGAGTTGTAGGCGGTCTTTGTTCTGGCAATGGCAATGATTCATTCCGTGGAAAAGTTTACAACGAAATAGTTCATGAACTTACAGGAGAGTCTTTATACCAAGACAAAATCTCAAGCGAGACTGTTAAGGAAATGAACGAAGCTATTCAAGAATGTGAATTTGAAAGAATGAGAAAGCTTACCTGTTGGGAAATAGAAGAAAATGAGTGGACAGACTTTAAGAGAATGTGGCAAGCACATTCAAACGCACATCATCATTTAGTTAGTTGGTGGTGTGGATGGCTTTTAATTAATTGCTGGTTTCAATGAAATAAAAATAGTTTTAAAACGAATAAGAATATATAAGGAGGACAAGATGAAAACTGTAACAGTAAAGTTTGTAGTTAATGATAATGACGAAGCTGGATTTTTGCTTAATGAAGTAGCAGAAAGTATTGGTAATGGTACTGGTTATCCTTTTATTTTTAGTCTTATTGAAAATAGTACCGAAGATGAGATTAAATTTTTTACAGAGGTAAACTCATGAAAATAACAATGGAAGAATATACGCTATTGGCTCAAATTTTATTTTATGCCCATGATGACACAAACAGAATGAATGAAGAACTAGGACTTAACTATACAACTGAGCAAGTAAATGATCTTGGTAAAAAACTTGGAATTCATATAAATAAAAACTAACTATCTACGAATAAGAGTACATGAGCATGAAAGTTTATGATATGTTTTCTGGGATTGGTGGCTTCTCTCTTGCATTTCAGCAAGAAGGATATGAAGTAACTGCCCAAGCTGAGATAGATAAATATCCATCTTTGGTTCTACAAAAGAACTTTCCGAACATACCAAACTATGGAGATGTTACTAAGATCAACTATGAAGAAGGTCAGTTTGATGTAATCATCGGTGGGTTTCCTTGTACAGATATATCCATAGCGAGCAAGACAAAGAAAGGCATTTATGGCGAACGATCTATCTTGTGGAAAGAATTTTTACGGGCAATCAAAGAAGTCAAGCCAAAATACTGTGTCGTTGAAAATGTCCAAATGCTCGTTAGAAGGGGGCTTAACACAATTCTCGCAGACCTTGCCGAAGTCGGGTACGATGCGTCTTACACGACCCTTGATGCCCAATTCTGCGGAACCCCACAACGAAGACGCAGAATTTATATTCTGGGAGTGCGTGACGGAATCCCCGCAGAAGCCGATCCCTTCCACTTTGCAGAGCGTAGTACAGATGAATGTGGACGAGAAGTACAATCTGTCAAACAGAGCTTTGATTGGAATTTTAAAGCGGAACACGAAGGGCAAAAAGACTTTGCCTACTTTACTAGACAACGCTCTGATGAATTTACTGGGTGCGGAGTATCATCTACATTGATGAAAAGAGACTATAAAGATTTTACCGATGTCATTCTAATAGATGGAAAAGTAAGAAGGGTAACGCCAACAGAAAGACTTCGCCTCATGGGCTTTCCAGATCATTGGCATTTGGATAACGCCAAAGATACAGACAAGTACAAATATTGTGGAATGGATGTTCATTCAGTTAGATATGTAGCTAGATGTTTAAAGGAATATGACCAATGTTTCAGTTTGAAAAAATAGCCGATCAGTTTGACGACCATTTAAAAGGCCAATTGTTTTGGCACAAAGATTTTGTCAACCACTTCTTGCCAGAGATTGCATCTGTATACATGGAGAAAGATTCTTATGTATATGATTTTGGTGCTAGTACAGGCAATGTAGAAATTGCTTTATCAAACATGATTGAAGAAAGGTGTGTAAACTTTACACCAATCGAAAAATGTGTTGAGATGGCAGACAGGTACAAGGGTAATCAAGAAAGACTTATTATTGGAGACTTTTTACATATACCAATTCAATTTACCCTACTGATGACCATCATCGCAACGGTAATTCATCTTAGTACGAGAGGAACCGCTGATTCAGATAATTGGTTTTTGCGGCTGTCTGACAAGGCATTGCCGCGACGCTACCATCTGCCGGATTATGGCTGAACGCCTCTAAGTCAGAATCCGTGCCGGAACGCGATGATTTTTCCCGCACGTCGTAGTCGGATACGAATAGGCTTCGGCCATGTACCTCAACAGGTCGGCACCGCCCCTCTGACGGAAGAGTTAGGGGGGTCGTCGACGGATTGTCAGTGAATGAACGGGCGGGGCAGGGCCCTCTGCAGACGACCGAGTTGTATCACCGGGTCTTGTACGTGGTAGAGTAGCCTAGTTGTTACGATCCACTGAGAGTCATCCCGCTTGTGATCA